TGATTTTTTTGCTGTCTTTGAGGTTAGTGATACGCCTACATCTGAAGCCTCAATTTCATAAGCATGACCATTTGTACCATCATTCTTTTTGAATTCATGATACTTGATTTTGCCTGTGACGATAACTCTATCGCCTTTTTTAAGTGAAGAAGCCATATGTTTACCTAAACTTCTCCAGGCAGATACATTGTAATATGCTGTATCTGTATCTTTCCATCCGCCCTTTCCATCTGGAATGCGGTCTGAACATGCAACACGAATATTTGTTACATTCTTATCTGGTCCAAAATCTTTTGATTCTGGATCTCTTACTAGATTTCCTACAATTGTTGTAATTGCTGGCATATCTTTTACCTCTCTCTGATTTTACTTACTCGGATATTTTACATCTAAGATAGGGTCTAATGCAACCTTTGCACCTAGATTTTCCAATGCCTTCTTTACTTGATTTAAGTATTGAATGCACTGAAATCTTTCAGAGTCGTTATAGTGTTTCCACTGACTCTCATAAAATTGTATCGTAAGAAAGGTATCATAGTCAAGTATGTCTATCTTAAATTCTTTTGGTGCTCTAAAAGATCTAACTGCTTTTCTCATTAACTCTGTATACATTAATTATCCATAACTATTCCAGACCATACATTAAACCAGTCTTCTTTTGTTTTATGAGAATTAAACTCTTTAGATATTTTTCCACCCTCAAAATAAACTCCACCCCATACGCCCCACTCTTGGTTGCTTACAGCATATGCTAGGCATTGTCTTTGTGCTGGACATCTTATACATAGTGAATCAACGTATGATGCTGTTTCTTTATTTTCTTCATATTTATCAAAAAATAAATTTGTGTCCATGTCAAGACACTGTGCGTTTTGATCAAACTTGTACATGTGTTAGATACCTATCTGGGATAATCCACACACCATATTCCACCATGTTAAATGTGTATTTAGTTTGCCATCTATTGTTCCTAAATACTCCATTCTTTGTAAAGTATCCATCATCATCCGTATATACGACAACTGTCCAATTGTCCCATTCCATATCTGGATTTGACTTTACAATAGATTCCATTTTATCAATATTATCTATTTTCATTTAAAAAATCCTCATTTTCTAAAGTAGGTATATTACCATTTAAATAAATAAAAGTTAAGGTAGTAAGAAATAGTTGAAATACAACCATTAATATAAATCCAATTTGAGATGTTGCTATTCCATATAAAACTAAAACAGTGTTAAACATTACAAAGGTTAGCATTATAAATAAGAATAATAATCTATTTCCTCTACCGCCAAATACTGCTAAGGTCATTGAGATTAAAAACAAAGCATAAAAAAAGAATACTATCATAGACCAAGTGCTAAGATTAATATCTAAAAATTCCAACTTCACACCCTTCTATGTCTTGTGCTTTTTGAACTAACCTTGATAAAGACTCTTTTGGTAGACTAAAGAAAGCATAATAATTTACATAGGATAAATTTTCTGCAATCCATGCTGGGCTTGCTTTTGAAAAACTAACTTTAAATCCTTTTTGTCTTAGGTAATTTTCTGATGAATTACAAAATGCTGCTGTAAAACTGTTTATTTTATGTGGACCAGCAGACCATACCTGTATTTCCTGATCTCCGTTTACACTAGAAAGTGCAACACCCATAGCCCTCATAAAAATCTCATAGTCAGAGAAACTCTTTGTCCCCTCTACAACTATAATCATCTAAAATTCCTAACCATATTTCTTACTTCCTCTGGTGACATACCAAAGGTATCTACTTCAATTATGTCTTTACCTTTTATAGAGTTATTTTGAATATCTCCGCAGTATAATTTATTATTATACATCCAATAGGCTTTGTTGTCAATAGTTGTTATATCAACCAGTTGCATATTTTTTAACTTCTTGGCTTCTTTAATGTTATATGTCCAAATACAAAAACTTATAAAGGATGTAGTTAATAGAAAATAGTAAATCGGATTTGAGTACACTGTTGATTATTTTTCTTTGAGGGAGTCTAGGATCTTTAAAAGGTTAACCGCTTCTTTTTTGGATGCTGAAAACACATCTACTGGAATAGCGTTGTCGGTATCTATTTCGCCATCATTTTTAATGCTTGCTGAATAAAAAGTGTTATTATATACCCAATATGCTTTATCATTTACAATAGCAACATTTACACTTTGCTTATCAATTAATTTTTCTATTTGAGATTGTCTTTTATTTGTCTTGTTCATCTTTGGACTCTTTAAGTTTGGACTCGAAGGTAGCCTTGAGGAGAAGAAACTCATACTCAAGTTGGGAGCATTTTGAACGATAATACTGAAGCAAAGATTGTAAAATCTCAACATTTTTCTCACTATTCATCACAGACCTTTCGACTATTCTATTCTATCTATTAAAGTCGTTTTTGTCAATATATTTTCTTAAAGAGAATGCTGAATCGTACCATAATGGATCATTTGATTTTTGTGCTCTAATTCTTTGAATAGCATTCCATTTAGAGCGAGACCAAGCATATCCAGAGTCTCCACCCCAAAGTAACCATGCAATTTTTCCATTTGATGGTCTTTCTGCATTGTTCCAGTCTTTACCTTTTTTATCAACTTCGTGACGTGAAAAGAAGGAGTACATTCTTGCTACTGTTTCTGGACTTAATTCTTTTCTATTTGACAAATCTCTTGCACGAGCAACTCCTACGGAAGTACCACCTCTGCCAAACTTTCTTCTTAGTTCTAAACCTCTACGTGCATTGTTTGCCATAGATTCTGTAGGTCTTAAATCTAAATCTTCTATAGATCTTTTAGACATATCGTCTTCATGATTTGGGTTATCCATATCGTCTTGAACATCGCTACCAACGGTTACATATCCATCTGGAATAACTGCAAATCTACAAGCACCTTCTTCTTCAATAGGCATATCTAATATTGCACAAGCAACTGAAGATTTATGAAGTGCACAGTTTCCACACTTTACACCAATTGATGCATTTTCATTTGTAACACCATCTTCATATCCAACCCAAATTCCTTCTGCCTTATCTAATGGTCCTGCTTCTTGTGCTAATTTTAAAAGTGAGTCTGCAAGCATTTGCTCTGCATCAGATAGTTGATCGTATAGTGGCTTACCTTCCCACTCTTCTGCTTTTGTTACTTTTTTACTATCTGCTTCTGCTGCATATAATGCACGTTGTTGTTGAACTGCTGAGCCTCTTGTTTTATGGCAACCATGTGCTCCTGATGGTCCTACTACAGCATATCCGCCCTTGCATCCTGGGCCGTTTCTAATAATATCGTAAGGCATAGTTAAATTATATCACCTTCTTTTAGTATCATTTTCATGCTTATAAATAAGGTTTTCAAGAAAAAATCTTTCTTCATCTGGTAGAGTATCTTTGACTTTCATTACATGCTCTATATCTTTAATCATAACCATTGGGGTACCGTCTTTATCAAACATCATTTCAATGTGACCATCATTCCATAGTTTAAATGCTAGTTCGTTGATCATCTTAAAATGTTCATCAAATAGTTCTGGCATTAATTCTTGACACTTAGGTGTTAATCCAAAGGTAAACTGTCCACTTTTTTCATCGAACCCTATGACTTCTAATACTCCCATTTCTATAAGTTTTTCAATTAAACTACTATACTCTTCTTCGTTCATATCATCGATCATACTAATCTATACCCTCCACTAAACCAAGATTCTTGTTTTGGCTTTATTTTATCTGGTAAAAAGTCATCTGCGTTATCTGAGTCTACTCCACCTTTGGACCAAGTATGTATATCTACTTCTTTAATTCTATTTCTTTCTGTGTTTACAATTGCATTATAAACAGATCCACACATAGCGTCTGCCAAGTCTTTAGACTTTTTGCGAGGGTGATCAACCTTACTTCCTATAATTCTAAGTTCTAACAATTCTTCTAATAATATATCAATATGAGGTGCCATTACTCTTTCTTCATAGAATAGCATAGTCAAATCTTCATAGTGTTTCTTTGCTACAGATAGAGTATCAGTCTTTATTCCTACCTGTTTTAATTCTTGTTGAATATCAAACGATTGCCAACGATCGAATGTTACTAATCCTAATTGAAAACCTTGTCTTCTTAAATCTATAATCCAATTTTTAACTTCACTAAGGTCTACTGGACCTTCTCTTTTTGGCTCCCACCAAGCGATGGCGTCTACAACTACATATGGAACTATCTGTTCATAATTATTAAATGATTGAACGCTAACCCATTTATCAACATGGGCAATTGAGACTGCACACTTATCATGTTTTTGTGCCAAGTCAGCGTGAACATAGTATACAACGTCTTCTTTTGGTTTAAAGTTTATGTCAAATCTTCTAGCGTTATCTAATGGATTACGAACCGATAAAGCCTTTTCTATTTTATCTCTTGATTTAAAGAAAGCATCTGATGATACTGTTGGCATACAAGCAAAACGCATTAGTGCATCCCCTGGGTCGGTTAAAAATGCTATCTTAAAATCTTCAATCTTTCTTGTTGGATTCATTTCCCAAGTTGGTCTACGCAAGGCAAATACACCTGGATATTTATATGCTTCTATGTGATCTTCGTCCCACTCTACTTCAAATGAATTGTTTGGATCTTCTTCACTCATTAATGGATTAATTACAAATTTATGTTTTCTAAGTACTGTTTGTTTTTCTGCAACAACATCCTCATATCTTTTGGAAATAAAATCACCTTTATATCTAGGAAATGAAAGTAAGATTACTTTTCCATAGTCAGGGAAACGAGAATCTACAGAACCTCTAAATGCTTTATACAGGTTATCTGCAGTTTTACCTTGATCATTTCCACCAGAACCTTCCATTGAGAATCCAGATATTTCATCAAGAACTGCTAAGACTAAGTTTAGTCCTTCCGCTGATTCTCTTTCAGAGTGACCAGAGTAAACTGTAATTGCTTTATTAAATTCTATATTGTCTACTTTTGCTTCATATTTTCCTGCAAACCATGGAGACTGTTCAATTTTTGATTTAAAACCCTTAAAGAATACGTTCTTTGCTTGTTGTGCGTTTACTGCTACGTTAATAAGATCTATAGCGTCACCACTTGGTTTTCCAAAATATTTAGAAGGATCTTTTAAGCACAGTAGTTTATATACAAGATAAGCACATCCAATAGTAGAAGTGTGATCTTTACCACTACCTTTGCCACACATTAGAATAACTTCTTGCTTTGTATATTTTTTATAATGCTCTTCGCCTTTTTCTTTTCCAAACAGCCTTATCAAATCTTCTTTTTTATATATTTGACTCATGCATTCTGCAAGTGTGTATTGGTATTCAGACAACTGAGGTTGATTTAAAAAGTCTTTTCCAGTAACAAATGTTTTTATATCTACTGGCTCTTGTTCAAATGGACTTTCGTCTAGTGCCTCAATAAAGTCACTAAAATCAATCGTTGTCAATTACAACCACCTCAGTTTGAATCTCTGAAAGTCTTTTCATAATTTCTTCTCTAATTTCAGGATGGCTGGTTGCAATATCTTTTAGTATTTTAATAAGTATGTCGTGCTTTCTTTCCATTTCAATAATTTGTTCTGCTATTTCTTTGTTGTCTAATAAACCTGCTTTTTGTAACATTTCAAGTCTTTTAGTTTCAATGTCTGCAATAAGTTTAATTGATGTAGTTTTTGCTGTTAGGTTTGCTGTTTGATCTGCTGAATCAATGACTTCGTATGCTTTTTTAATTAGAGATGAAAAATGTTGGTCTGCACCAGCAAGTGCTTCTTTTGCTCTTGCATGAATGGCTTGATTATTAGATGCCATAATACGCCAGTCATTTAATAATGACATAACTCTTGGTCTAGGAATATCTAAGGATCGTGAAATTTCTGCAGCGTCAAAACCCTTTAGGTATTCAGAAGCGACTTGATTAACTAAATCTAAGTGTTTTACTAAATCATCCGTGCTCATTTAACGTCCTCAATAGTACAAGGTAGCCAATAAGATCAAGTATTGTATCCTCTGATGCATATTCGCTCCCTTTCTTTATTCTATTTAGTTTATCATCAATTCTTATATATAGTTGTTCTTTAGGGTCTGACTTACTAAATATATTAATAGGGTGACTATATGAACTACCATATGACTTATTCTTATTAATCAATAACTCTGCTATATCAAGACATTCATCTAATATTTTTCTACCCGCTGGTGCTTGAGTTGATATGTCACTAATAAACTTCATTCTATTTTCTCTTTGCTTATCAAAGTCTGGTGTTACATACTCAGCCATTATTTCCTCTTTGTTTTCTTAATCTTGAATTTTGCCATGTATACATAGATAGTTTCTGCACTGCAGCCGCATTCTTTTGCAACTTCTTCAGGAGTTTTCTTATCATGTATAATCCTTTTTGTTAACCATAACTGGTTAGTATATAACTTCATTTTATCACTACCCCTGTGCCTTGTCAACATTCGTAGGCTCATTTGCAAGTTTATGCCAGTTATTACTTGAGTACCAACCTATTGCTATTGAGTCAGCCACATCGTCATCCTCTACGTTTAAATCAAATTCTATATTAATTTTCTTTATAGTTCTTGCTTTTCTAAATTCTCTTTCTTTTTGTTTATACCATGAGAATGATTTGTCATGTCCATATAAATCCCTAATTGCTAATTTTTCTTCTTTCTTAAGTTTACCGTTTCCTATCCAGTTCTGCCAAGCAACTGGTGAGCATGAGGCAACAACTCTGTTTCCAGATGTCTGTGCTGATCCTATAATTGCTCCTTGCACCAAGGCAAGATTCATTGCAGTTTTTTGTGAGTTTGTATAAATTGCTGATTCTATAACTATTGCATCTATTTCAAAGTCTTTTAAAAAAGGTATTAACTTTTTACAGGCATCTCCAGCCTTTTCATATACATGCTTTCCATGAAAGTTAATCTTTCCAAACTTGTGTAAAACTCCCTCTTTAAATATAGAAAACGCCATAGAGTTTGTAGATGCATCTATAGCCATAATAGTTTTAGGGTGTCCAATATATAATAACTTATTCTTTTTCATAGTCAAAATATCCTCTAATTTCTTTTATTAATTTGTCAAACTGTTTATTATTTACAAGACAACTGTCACAAAACTTAGAATCATTGTATACGCTTAGCAAAGTATTACAGCCTCCTGCACATCTTCTTTCTTTTTTAAGTCTGGTTTTAAATTTAGACTGCTGATATCTTTGAGATATTTTTTGTTTTGTTGATTCAACCCTGCATTCTGATGAACAGTATACTTGGTTTCTAATATTAGACTCAAATTCTTTTTCGCACCACTGACATACTTTTATCATTCAAGGTCTTTCCTAGCCTCGATTTTTATATCCCCAACTGGTTTAGTCTGGCATACTTTCAAAAACATGCAACCTTTACAATCTTTAGAGTTATACTTTACTCTATATGGATTCTCTGGCAATTTGTTTTCTTTAAACGCAGCCTCTACACTTTTCATCCAGTCGAAGAAATAGTTAATAAAGTCTTTATACTTTTGGTTAAGCCTAATAGGGAACATCAACATTTCATGATTATTTTTATTTTCATATATTAATACCCCAAAAGCCTTTTTCATAATTTTCATATAAATCAACAGTTGTTCTATATGATACTTAGCAGGCTTCTTTGTTCTTTGAAATCCTTCATCTGTTTTGGTTTTAATTTCTGTTAATATTTCTTGATCTTTCCATAAAATAACAGCATCTGTTTTTCCAGATATAGTTGGATTTTCATGTTTTAATTGTGCTTCTTTTGTTATTAATATTCCAGCATTATCCATTGCTGTTTCAATTCTTGTATGTCTATCTGTACCAGAATCCATGTTAGCAACTTCATACCAACTATTAGTATTCTCTGCTTCATTGCCTTCAAAATATAAATACCAATATCTAGGACATTTTCCAGCACCATAGGTTAAACTAGATGGTGTAAAGCCTACCCTTTTAGCAAAGTATGTACCTTTTTTATGCTCATAACCATCATGTATTTTTTCTATAATTTCATTTAAATTTATACTATTTTCATCTTTAGACTCTTCATCTTTAGATAGAATCTTTTTTACTAGTTTATTTGACATTAGAATGACCTTACGCTATATTTAAGGGCATCAACTAATTTATCTATTGCTTCTCTAGCAGAGTAGTATAGATTCTTTTTTACCCTCTCATCTTTTTTTACATGCGAGTACCAAGAGGCAAGCATCCCAAATTTAGCAGAATATGCTTGTAGTTGTGTGATCAACAATGTAGCCTTTTGTGGTGGTATGTCTGGATTGGATATTAACTTAGCAACAACTACTAATGCATTAGTTAATTCTTCATCCTTCATGTACTCTGATATGTCGTTTAATCCTGATACCTTATTTAATATCTCAACTGTTGTTTCCATTACTCTCTCTCAATTGCTCAAATACTTGCCACTCTATTATAGCAAGCCTAACCTTTTTATTTCCTTCTCCTAAAACTATCATCAGTGCTGGATTCTTTTTTCTATCTACCTTCATTGTGTCTGACACAATTTTAGCCCAAGAGTCTTGGCTGACAGAATATGATTTAGAATATTCCTTTACATCTATAACGAAATCGTCTAACGATCCGTCAGCCTTGACTGGTCCTCTTCCAGAATTAATGTGCTGCTTAGCCCCAATACGCTTTAGTTCACCACGCTCGCTCATTAATATCCCTTCACGTTAAAGTTAACCTTAGATAAATGTTTTTCTTTACACATCCAAGTAAGATCTCCTGTGTCTTTGTACATCCTTGCTGTTTCTACTACTACTTTACATGTATGACAAAAAAATTTGCCATTATATAAAGTATACTTAGAAGTTGAGTTTTGATTCAAGTTCTTTTATCTTTTCTGGATTTTCTTTTAGATATTCAATTACTTTTGCCCTACCCTGTAATCTTTCTCCTAAAACTGTATACCAGGCTCCACCTTTTTCAATTACGCCTAACAGTTCTGCTGTGTCTACTAAGTCGGCAACCTTATCTACACCAGTTGTACCTCCGCCAAAATAAAAGTCATATGACCCGCTAAGAAATGCTGGACCAGTTTTATTAAAGTCAACATGCCAGTTAACAACACGACCAACCTTTTCTTCAATTAATTTATCTCCAGCCTGTATTTTACCTTTGATTGCTTGGTTCTCTGACTCACTAGACCATAACTTAATTACAGTACTAGAAAAGAATTTAACAGCCTGTCCACCAGTTGGAACATGTGAAGCGTACATTGCACCAATATTATTTCTTTGTTGAGAAATTAAAACTAATAATGTTTGATTATCTTGATTGTTAGCATAATTAAGCATCTTTACAGCATTAGTCATATCTCTTGCTTCTGCACCTATTTGTTTTGTATTCTCAAGTTGTTTTAGTTCTGTAGAATCTTTTTCAAAATATATTGCTGGTAGTAAAGCAGAGATAGAATCTACAACTAATACATCTACCTTTGCTTTCATTAGTTGAGTAGCAACATCTACCATATCATTAATGGTTCTTGCTTCTGAGTAAATTAATTTATCTGTATTTACACCAAGTTTTGTAGCCCACTCTGGATCAAAAGATTGTTCTGCATCAATCCATGCACAAACCTTTCCTTCCTTTTGTGCTTCTCCAATCATTTGTAAACAGAATGAAGACTTTCCTGCTGACTTATTTCCCCAAATTAATATTTGCCTACCGTAGCCAAGTCCACCTTTAAGTGCGTTATTAAGACTTATGCTAGGTGTTTTTTGTTTTTTAACCTCTACCTCTGTTGCGTTACTTACTCTTTTTCTTAACTCAGGATCTAACTGAGATAAGAAGTCTTCTATTTCAATTGTTTTCATATACCTATCTTTCTAGTTTGCCATTACTTCTCGTAGTATTTCTGTTCCATCTTTTGCAGTTTCAAATGTCATTTTTCTAGCCTTGCCAGGTTCACACTTCATAAATCCTTCTGAGTATTTTGTAGGAAATATAACAATAGATTTCATATCTCTACTTGTATCTGCAACTATCATATTAGCCATCTTTTTTCCTGCTTTTGTTGTTCTTGGCTTAAATGATACCACATAATACTCTTCTCCGCTATATGGCAATGTTTTGTAATTTAAAAACTTAATTAGTGGATTTGTTAATGATTCTTTAACTTCATCTACAGTTACTGCTTCCATAATTCTATTATTAGCAACTGCGATAATATAAGTTTTTCCTGCTTCAATCTTTGTATCTTCATCGTCAAATACACCAAGTAATCCTGTTGAGTCCATCATTTCTACTCTAGACCAACCTTTTCCTCTTTTTATATTTTTAATCACACCCATCAATATAAATACACCAGTCTCTTCAAAGTCTTCTATGTCGTCAATATAAGCATAGTAATGTTGAGGAACTGTAGTTTTAAATTCTGGTAAATTTAAATATTCATATAAATTTTCTCTTACATTTTTTTCATCTCTAGGATTATCAGTAAATGTTAATGCACCAACAGCATTTAAGGCAGCCAAGGCTCTTGAGTTAACACCACTTCCTTTTGTAAATACAAAGTCATAAAATTCTTTATATGATGTAAAAGGTCTTTTATCTATAATCTTAGAGGCAATGTTGTCTGATATCCATTTGATAGCAGATAGTCCTATTCTTATACCCTCTCCCTCGATCTTAAAATCACTGTCTGATTCATTGATGTGTGGTAGTTTTAAGGCTATGCCCATTCTTTTAGCCTCGATTAGGTATTCTGTTCTAGCATCTTTATCTTGTTCATTCTTTAACAAAGAATATATAAATTCAATACCGTAGTAGTATTTTAACCATGCTGTCCAATATGAAAGCATAGAGTAAGCAACTGCATGAGACTTGTTAAATGAGTAGCCTGCGTGAGCCTCAAAATCATGCCATAATCCCTCTGCTTTAAATGGGGTAACATGTTTTGATGCACCAGTCACAAACTTGTCTTTAAATTCATCAAATTCTTTTGCATCCTTTTTCTTACCAATAATCTTACGTACCTTGTCTGCTTCTGCCATTGTCATTCCACCAAGGTGAACGCAGGCCTGCATTACTTGTTCTTGATATAAAACACAACCATATGTATCTTTAGTAAACTTTTGCATAATAGGATGCATATACTCTGTTATTTCTCTACCATGCTTTCTTGCAAGATAAGACTTTCCAATTGTATTCATTGCCCCTGGCCTTACTAAAGCATTTGAAGCAGCAAGTTCGTCTAGATTGCTTACTCCCATTTTAACTAACAAGTTTGTATATGGAGTTGCTTCACACTGAAATACACCTTTAGTTCTTCCATCAGACAACATCTCATAAACCTTTGGATCGTTCAAAGGTATTTCTTTTAATTTAATATTTATCTTATGTCTTTTCTTAATTGTCTTTAGTGTATCGTCAATAACTGTTAAAGTTTTTAATCCAAGAACGTCTAACTTAATTAATCCAATGTCTGCCGCTTCTTCCATGTCAACTGCTACTACTGGAATTCTTTCCTTAGTTCCTGGTGCTGATCTTGTTTCCATGGGTGCGTACTTAAAAATAGGTTCTTTTGCGGTTACAACACCTGCAGCATGAATACCTGTGCCACGAATACGTCCACGCAATTGCTCTCCGTATATAACTACTTCTGGATATTTTAATCTAAACCATTGAGCATTTTTGCTAGTGGTAAAATCATCCCAGTCATCTACTACTTTTAATACTTTATTAACTTCTGCTAAAGGTATATTGAATGCTCTAGATACATCTCTAACAATACCTTTTCCTTTAAACATTAAGAATGTAGCGATTGATGCAACATTTTTATATTGTTGTTCAAGATATGATTTGACTTCATCTCTTCTATTGTCTGCAATATCAGAGTCAATGTCTGGAAAGTCATTGCGTTCTGGGTTAATAAATCTAAAAAACAAAAGTCCATATTCAAGTGGGTCTACATCAGTTATTCCTAAAACGTAGCAAACTAATGATCCTGCTGCAGATCCTCGACCAGGACCTACAAGAATTCCCTGCTCTTTTGCCCAGTTAAGCATATTAGAAACAATTAAAAAGTATGAAGAAAAGTTTTTATCTTTAATAATATCTAACTCTTCTTGCATTCTTTCTTTGTATTCAGGCTTATCGTATAATCCTTTTTCTTGCATACCCTTCAAAACTAAATCAACTAATCCCATATGAGGGTCATCTATTTTAGCAGGAAGCAAATCTAAGCCACTAACAATATCGTATTCTTCTACCTTATTTGCAATCTCAATTGAGTTAGTATATATGTCTTCTCTTTTTATACCCTGCATATTCATTGCTTGTTTCATTTCTTCATAGGATAAAAGATGTATGTCAAATGATCTAAATGACATTGGTCTATCTTCTCCGTAAAGATAGTCTAGTCTTTTCATAATATTATCTATTTTTTGAGACTTTTCAAACTTGGCTTCTTTTTGCAATTTAGCATGCGTATTTAATAAAAGCATGATTTCTTGAATTGTTTTTTGATCTGTACTTGAATGATGACAGTCTGGGGTAACAACCACTTTAATATCCATAGAGTCTGCTAAATCTAGCAATTCATTATTTAGTTCTTTTGAATTATGTGGCATTACTTCAACATAAAAATCATCTGCAAATGTATCTTTAAACCATTTCAAATGTTTTTTTGCTACTGCATATTCTTTAAATTCTATAGCCTTTGCTATCAATCCAGACATGCAGGCTGATAATACAATTATTCCTTCTTTATATTTTTCTAATATTTCAAAATCTATTCTAGGTTTTTTATAAAA